CATCCGAAGAGCCATCATTGCTTTTGGAACGTTGTTCAACAACATACAAATTCGTAGAATCAATGACACCAATGAAACTGTGCAAAGTTTGTTCGTGCCATTGAGTTATGCCCCCAAACAGAAATTCATTGACCGTATTCGTGAAGCACCAGAACTGGAAACAGGTCGTGCCACATTTGCCATCACGTTGCCGCGTATTGGATTTGAAATCACCAATTTCACTTATGATCCATCCAGAAAACTAGCAGTCAGACAGAATGTTCGTGCCGTGGATGATTCTGGCACCACAGCTACAGGTGTTCGATATTCATTTGTGTCCACACCCTACAACATGGGTATTGGCATGAGTGTGTTTGCCAAGAATCAAGATGATGGGTTGCAAATCATTGAGCAGATTCTTCCCTATTTCAATCCAGATTTCAATGTCACCATCAACACCATTCCTGAACTGGGTGTGAAAAATGACTTGCAAATTGTACTAGATAATGTTACATACCAGGATGACTGGGAAGGTAGTTTTGACAAACGTTTGAGTGTCATCTGGGATTTGAACTTCACAGTGAAGTTGAATATGTATGGCTTTGTTCGAGATGCCAATCTCATCAAGAAGGTCATCCAGAACATCTATGCCGACCCTACATTGTTGGAAGGACGTTTACCAGGCAACACACAGGTGGGCACCCAAATTACCACACAACCAGATCCCACCACAGCTCTGCCTACAGACAACTACGGTTACATTCAAGATTTTGATGAAATCTATACAGGTGAATAATGACATTTGATAATTTAAATGATAAGTTCAATGTGATGACAACTGAGGAAGAAGTGAAAGCTGTGGTGCCTGTGGCACTGGAAGATGATGCCGCTCACGCCAGAGAAACACTTCGAACATTGATTGACAAAGGTAATGAAGCCATTGATGGCATTCTACATATTGCCAAGAACAGTGACCATCCTCGTGCCTATGAAGTGGCAGGCCAACTCATCAAAACCGTGTCTGACACAGCCAAGGATTTGTTGGAAGTACAGAAACGCAAGAAAGACTTGGAAAAGGAAGACAAGCCAAAAATACAAACACAGAACAATTTGTTTGTGGGTTCCACACATGAATTGTTGAAGGCAATGAAACAGGCACAAGAGCCTGTGACCATTGAGGATCCGAATGCTGGATAACAACAACTCATATCATGGCAATCCCAATTTAAAATCCATCGGGTATCAGCATCAGTTCACTCCAGAAGAAATTCAGGAGATTGTGAAGTGTCAGCAAGACCCGGTGTATTTCATTGAGAACTACTGTCACATTGTATCACTAGACAAGGGTTTGGTGAAGTTCAAATTGTATGATTGCCAGAAGAAGAAAGTGGAAGTGATTCTGAACAACAGAAAAGTGGTGTTGATGGAAGGTCGTCAGCAAGGCAAAACCATCACATCTGCTGCTTGTATTCTTTGGTACACTCTGTTTCAAGAAAGCAAGACAGTCGCCATTCTTGCCAACAAAGGCAGTGCCGCTCGTGAAGTGTTGGATCGTTACCAAATCATGTATGAACATCTACCCGTCTGGATGCAACAAGGTGTAAAAACCTGGAACAAAGGTAACGTGGAACTGGAGAATGGCAGCAAGGTGTTCACAGCAGCCACAACAACTTCAGGTATTCGTGGTAAGTCTGTGAACTGGTTGTATATTGACGAAGCTGCTATTATTCCCAACAACGTGGCAGAACAGTTCTTTGCTTCTGTGTACCCTACTATTTCTGCCGGTACCACCACCAAGATTCTGTTGACATCCACTCCGCTGGGATACAATCATTTCTGGAAGTTCTGGAACGAAGCAGAAAAGGGCAAGAATGGTTTCATCTCACATTTCATCCCTTATTGGGAGATTCCAGGGCGTGATGAAGTCTGGGCTGAAGAACAACTTCGTACACTAGGAGAAGTGAAATTCAACCAGGAAGTGTTGTGTGAGTTTCTGGGATCCAGCAACACGTTGATTAATGGCAGAACATTGGCACAAATGAGCAGCATGGATCCCGTGTATCAGAATGAAATGGGATTGTTGTTGTATGAAGAACCCAACCGAGAACGCACCTATGTCATCACTGTGGACGTGTCTCGAGGTGTTGGTGGTGACTACTCGGCATTCACCATTGTGGATGTCACAGATATGCCTTACAAATTAGTAGGGAGATTCAAGAACAACACCATTGCCCCCATGTTGTTCCCAGAAGTGATACGCAAGACAGCCAAAGACTACAACAATGCCATGGTGTTGGTGGAAACCAATGACATTGGAGGGCAGATTGCTGACATCTTGTATTCTGAACTGGAGTATGAAAACATCCTGAGCACGGTGAAGGAGAACAATCAAACCTACATCAGTCCAGGGTTCTCCAAGTCCACCACTCTGGGTGTCAGAACCACCAAGACGGTGAAACGTCAAGGGTGTTTCGCTATCAAAAGTTTGCTGGAAGAGAAAAAACTAAATATATTTGATGCCGACACCATTCATGAATTCTCGACATTCGTGGAAAAGAGTGGTAGTTACGTGGCCGATGAAGGGTATCACGACGATTTAGTGATGACTCTGGTCCTTTTTGGATGGTTGACCACCAATCAGTATTTCAGAGAACTCACGGATGTGAACGTCCGTGAAAGAATCTACAAGCAACAGATGTTGCAAATCGAGGATGAATTGACTCCTTTTGGCTTCATAGATGATGGTAACGTTGAGGAAACGTTTGTATCCAACAATGTTGTATGGTCCACAGACAAAAATTTGCCATGGAAGATAGATAAAGATTCGTAAACTTATAAATATTTTCAACTTGTTCCAAGACAAATTGAAATCCGGTCTTTGAAAAATTACACAGATATAGGAGATTAACATGGCATTTCAACTATCACCAGGCGTACTAGTCGTTGAAAAGGACCTAACCAACGTAGTCCCTGCAGTTGCCACCTCTATTGGTGGTTTCGCAGGTGACTTTCAATGGGGTCCAGTTCTCGCACCAGTCACCATCAGTTCAGAAATTGAATTAGTAAAAACATTTGGCAAGCCCAATGACACCACAGCAGCCAGCTTCTTCTCAGCTGCCAACTTCTTGAGCTACTCCAACAACTTGAAGGTGGTTCGTGCTGTAGGTACAGCAGCTCGTAACGCTGTCGCATCAGGCACAGCCATTGCCATCAACAATGAAGAAGACTACGAAGCTAGCTACGCCGGCGGTCAAGCTACCGTGGGTGAATTTGCTGCCAAGTACCCAGGTGCTTTGGGTAACTCACTCAAGGTGTCCATGGCTGACTCAGCAGAATTCTCAGGTTGGGTCTATGAAACCAGCTTCGATGATGCACCAGGCACATCTGCATATGTAAGTGCTTTAGGTGGTGCAGATGATGAACTACACATCATCGTGATTGACGAAGATGGTCTCATCTCAGGTACAGCAGGCACAGTGTTGGAAAAGTTTGCCAATGTGTCCAAGGCAGCTGATGCCAGAACTGCTGAAGGTGCCAACAACTACTATGTGGAAGTGTTGAAGGGTTCCAAGTACATCTGGTGGATGGACCACACCGCATCTGTGGAAGCAGGTGACACTGCTTGGGGTTCATCAGCAGCCGGCACCACATTCAAGACCATGAGTGCAGTTGTCACTGTGTCATTGACAGGTGGTGTGTCTGCCTCACCAACAGATGGACAAATCATCACAGCCTACGAACAATTTGAAAACGCAGAATTGATTGATGTGAACTTGTTGGTTTGCGGCCCACACAATGCCACTGTGTCATCAGATGTGATTGACATCGCAGCAGCTCGTATGGATTGCATGGCCTTCGTTTCACCTGAACTGGCTGATGTGTACAACAACGCCGGCGATGAAGCCACAGACATTGTTTCATTCCGTAATTCACTAACATCCACTTCCTACGCTGTGTTGGACTCAGGTTGGAAGTATCAATACGACAAGTACAATGACAAGTACTGCTGGATCCCATTGAACGCTGACGTGGCAGGTTTGTGCGCACGTACAGACGCCATTGCTGATCCTTGGTTCTCACCAGGTGGTTTGAACCGCGGTCAAATCAAGAACGTTGTGAAGTTGGCATATTCACCTGACAAGACCGACCGTGACACACTTTACAAGAAGGGTGTGAACCCAGTGGTGTCATTCCCAGGTGAAGGCACTGTGTTGTTTGGCGACAAGACACTTCTTGCCAAGCCATCAGCTTTCGACCGCATCAATGTTCGTCGTTTGTTCATCGTACTAGAAAAGGCTATTGCCACAGCAGCCAAGTATCAATTGTTTGAATTCAATGACGCCTTCACACGTGCACAATTCCGTAACTTGGTGGAACCATTCTTGCGTGACATCAAGGGTCGTCGCGGTATCTATGACTTCCGTGTAATCTGTGATGAAACCAACAACACAGGTGAAGTGATTGACCGGAATGAATTCGTGGCTGACATCTACATCAAGCCAGCTCGTTCCATCAACTTCATCTCATTGAACTTCATTGCAACACGTACTGGTGTGGCATTTGAAGAAATCGTAGGCGCCTAATCAATAACTTCTAGGAGAAGATACAAATGGATATTTCACAATTTAAGAATAAGTTAGGCGCAGGTGGTGCACGTCCCAACCAATTCCTAGTGACACTAACTTTCCCTGCTGCTGTAGGAGCAGGTGCCAGTGATGACTCACTACTGGTAACATCTGCAGCCTTGCCAGCATCCAACGTCAACCCAACCATCGTGCAATATCGTGGTCGTGAAGTGAAGATGGCTGGTGAACGCACATTTGATCCATGGACCATTACCGTGTTGAACGACACCAGCATGAAGCTTCGTCGTTTGTTTGAATCATGGTCCAACTTGATGAACAACCGTGAAAACAACGGTGGCTCATTGGCACCAGCTACATATATGTGTGACCTGGCTGTGGAACAACTGGATCGTAATGATGAAGTCATTCGCACCTACAACATCTACAACTCATTCCCAATTACTGTTTCTGAAGTGGCATTAGCCTACTCAGCAAACGATGTGATTTCAGAATTCAATGTGACGTTCCAATACTCACATTTTGATGTGACACCTGTTTAATCCTTAACGTAGGATAGGTAGAAATATTATGGATATATTTGGATATCAAATCAAGCGGAAGGAACCGGCACAAACTGAGCGTTCGTTTGTGCCACCTTCTGATGAAGGTGCGTTAGACACCATCAAAGCCGGTGGCTATTACGGTTCCTATTTGGACCTGGAAGGCGCCGCCAAGAATGAATCAGAACAAATCAAGCGTTACCGCGATATCTCATTGATGGCGGATGTGGATGCCGCCATTGATGACGTGGTGAATGAAGCCATTGCCAATCTGGACAATGAAGATGCTGTGAAGATTGATTTGCGAAATGTCAAGGTGTCTGCTTCTGTGAAGAAGAGCATTGAACAGGAATTTGACAACATCTTGAGCTTGTTGCATTTCAAGGACAAAGGCCAGGATTATTTTCGTCGTTGGTACATTGATGGCAGAATGTATTTTCACAAGGTGATTGATACCGCAAAACCCAAGCAAGGGTTGACAGACATTCGGTACATTGACCCAAGAAAAATCAAGAAAGTACGTAACGTCATCAAAGAGAAAGAACCCAAGACGGGTGTGGAATTTGTGAAGGGTGTGGAAGAGTTCTTCATGTACAATGAAAAGGGCATTCATATGTCCCCTAACATGGCTATATCCACACAAGTGCAAGGATTGAAAATCACCAAAGATGCCATCTGTTACACCCCATCTGGGTTGTTTGATGTGGATCAACAAATGGTGTTGAGCTATTTACATAAAGCCATCAAGCCTGCCAATCAGTTGCGTATGATGGAAAATGCTTTGGTCATCTATCGGTTGGCTCGTGCTCCTGAAAGAAGAATCTTCTACATTGACGTAGGCAATCTTCCTAAATTGAAGGCTGAGCAATATCTGAAGGACATCATGAATCGCTATCGCAACAAGATGGTGTATGATGTGAACTCAGGTGAACTGCGAGATGACAAGAAGGCCATGAGCATGTTGGAAGATTTCTGGTTGCCTCGTCGTGAAGGTGGCAAGGGAACAGAAATTCAAACCTTGCCAGGAGGACAAAATCTTGGTGAGATTGCTGACATTGAATATTTCCAACGCAAGCTGTATCAAGCATTGAATGTTCCCATGTCACGGTTGCAACAACAAGGTGGATTGAACTTTGGTCGTGCAGCAGAAATCACACGGGATGAATTGAAGTTCACCAAGTTCATTGGCAAACTTCGCCGTCAATTTGCTTTGATGTTCCATGATTTGCTGAAAACACAATTGATTCTGAAGGGTGTGTTGACAGAACAGGATTGGACAGACATGGTGGAATCCATTGAGTATGTGTACGCACAAGATGCCTACTACACAGAAAGCAAAGACCAGGAAATTCTGCGTTCACGCATCGAGTTGTTGGCACAAGTGGATCCCTTCATGAACAAGTATGTGACCAAGAGCTACATTCAAAAGAACATCTTGCGTTTCACTGAAGAAGAAATCAATGAGATGGATGCTGAAATGGAAGAACAAGCCTCCAAGTCTCTGGACTACTCAGAACCCTTGGAAGATCCAAATCAGCCAGGAAACATTCTAGCCAAGGGAACACCATTCCCAGCATCACCGGAGAAGAAGAATGGAAATCAATGAAGTGAAAATTGGCGATACAGTCGCCTTCACACACAACAAAAAGAAAGTCATGGGTAAAGTGATTTACCGCCATGATGACTCTGACAATAAAAAAGCTGAACGTGCCTCCTTGATGGGTCATGTGAATGTGGAAATTCACGGTGACAAATCCTATCCAGTAACTGTGCACGTGTCCAAATTGAAACCCGCTGTCCAAGAGGAAATAGAAATGAAAGAACATCTTGATGAAACTGTGTTGGATCTTATCGACCACATTGACAGCGGTGACAATCTTGCTGCTGAAGCCACATTGAACAACATTTTGCAATCACGGGCTGCTGAAGTGTTGGATGCCTTGAAAGTGGAAGTGGCATCCTCCATGTTCAACACACAAGAATGTGCTGAATGTGATGAAGAACAAGTTGATGAAGCCTTGAAGGGCAATCAACACAAGATTGATGCCAACAAGAATGGCAAGGTGGACGCACATGACTTCAAGTTGCTTCGTAAAAAGAAAGGCATGAAAGAAGAAGTGGAAGTGACTGAAGCTTCCTACTCAGCCAAGAAGGCAGGTGCTGGCAAGCCAGGCAAGATGTTTGGTAAGATTGCCAAGAAGGCATCTCGCAAGTATGGTAAAGAACGCGGTGCCAAGATTGCCGGTGCTGTGCTCGCCAAGTTGCGCAAGAAGGGCAAGTAACATGAAAACCTTCAAAACCTTTCGGGCCATGAACGAAGCTGTGAAAGATGCTGCTGATAAAGGTGAATATGATTATGAAGGTGACATGGCCAAGTCCTCACTTCGTACCATTATTCGTAACGCACAAATGATGCACGACATGCTTGAGGAAGACACCAATCTTCCTGAATGGGTGGCAAGCAAAGTTACGTTGGCAGAAGATTACATCGTGGCTGCAGCACAATACATGCAATCAGAAATGAATGAAGAAGCTGAACTAGAAGAAGCCAAGACTGGTCCAAAAAAAGCTAAACCTTCCCGTGCCGGAAATTATGATACCCCAAGTAGCCCGGATTATCTGGGAGATAAGAAGCGTACCCGTTCCGCCCCTAACCCGATCCCGCGCTATCCCGGAAGTACTTCTAAGAAAGCCTTTCTTATGAGCGGATCACGATCCTCACCCCCTACTTCCTCTACAGCGGAAAAAGCAAAAAATGAAGAAGTGGAACTGGATGAGATTTCCAAAGAACTTGCCTGGAAAGCTGCCAATAAATCACTAGAAAAAACCAGAGTAGCAGCATGTGGTTCCATCTATGGCGGAGAATCTGGACATAAAAGATTTCTGAAAGCTGTTCGCCAACAAAAGAAAATTTCTGATTATGCATCTGCAAAAACACCAAAAGTTCCTTACGTCAAAGAAGAGGAACAGATGGATGAATACAACGCCACACCTTACAGAAGCACTGAACGTGGTGCACGTGGCAGCAAGCCTGCAGGCCAACCACGAACTTCCAACAGCAGACAATTCTTCCGTCCACCTGAAGGCTTCACCAAGAAGGGTATGGAAAAAGGTGGCGGTGTGAAGACCGTGTACCACTACAAAGGCAAGAGCAACACACCATCCGGTGCCACCATTCAGTTAGGAAAGGGAGCTGGAAAAGTGAATCTAGGTAAGACACCTACAAAGAGAAGACCACAAGAAGGGAGCAAATAATGGCAATAACTGTATTAAAGAGAACACCCATCCATGTTGTGGTCGCAGTGTCTGGCACCAGTGCCACGGAAACTATTGATTTAG